ATGCCATTTGATATTCCAACACACTTAGACTTTGACGTAGACTTTGAACCAACAAAGATGGATGACAAAAAATATGTTATAAATCAAGACACTGGCGATTACCTTGGTATCGTAGGTGAAGGGTTCAAGTGTGCGTCACACGGTGACTTCTACCGTAACATACATGAAACCATTACAAATGAGTTAACAGATGGTGACATTGAGGACGCCAAGTATACATGGAGAACTGCACGTAATGGTGCGTGGTCAATGCTTGACATTGCATTTCCTAACATGACAATGCCTATCGTCACAGACAAGATTGACACAAGCATAGGCAATAGGATCATAGCACTGCATGGTGTTGATGGTTCATGTAGTAACCAAGTATTCTTTGGGGCAATTGATTTCTTCTGCACCAATGGCATGATACGTGGTCAGTACGATAAGATACGCAGAAAGAATACATCAGGTTTTTCTTTGGAAAGTTTCATAGGTGAACTACAAAGAGCACGTACTGACTTCTATGAAGAGTCTGCTAAGATGCAAGTGTGGGCTGAGACTTCCACGAAGTACGTTGACATCAAGTCATTGCTTGATGATATGATTACCTCTGATCGTAAGGCAGAGAAGATGTATCAACTGTACCTACATGAAGCATCACAACGTGGCTACAACAAGTGGGCATTGTACTCAGCGTTCACTAACTATGCATCCTATGCCGATGAGCGTAACGGTTTTAACCTACGTAACACAGGCAATGACACACAGGCAATAAGCATGTGGTCACGTGAACAAGAGGTATCTAAGTGGGTATCTGATAAGCGATTTGTAGAACTACAAGCTGCGTAATGCCCCAAAAATACAGATACATAAACGCAGAAGAGGCAGCTAGACTTGGGTTGCCTCTTAGATATGGTGATATTGTCGATGGTAAAAAGTTTCAAAATTATAAAGAGAATATCAAGACAGGCAGCATAGTGCAAGACTATATAACTGAGAAACGAAAGCTTAATAGAAGAAGAAAAGCCACCCGAAAAAGATCTAAAATCCAGTTATTTGTTACTAGAGTTAAGATGCGATATGGTTGCGCAATATGTGGGTACAAAAAACATGGTGCAGCCTTACATTTTAATCATCTAAATCAAGATGAAAAGAAAAGAAATGTGAGTAAATGTAAATCTTTTTCATCTGTAAAAGAAGAGATGCGTAAGTGTGAAATTCTTTGTGCCAATTGCCATGCAGAAAAAACTATAGAGGAGAAACATTATTTATATGAGAGAAAAAAATGAAAGCACTACCTAGATTTGTACAGAAACGAGTGTCACTTTCGGGTGACACATCATATAGATTTAACCCACCACAGAATCTTGTAGACGCAGGTGTTGTTTCACGTGAAGAGTTGGGTAATGATCCTCGTGTGAGTAGACAGCTTGCACGGCAACTGAACCAACAGATTGATGAATGGAGACAAGAGCAGTCAAAAGTTGTGAACCTCAAGCCAAGCGGCAAGGTTACTGACTTGATCAACTTTTATTATTCTTCCAATGATTTCAATATGTTACGTGACTCAACTAAAGTTGATTACAGATATTTTCTCACCATATTACATCAGACAATGGGCTGTCGAAAGTACAAAGATGTCACATCTAAGATTGCCAAAGCAGCGTATGAAGACTGGGTGTCACGTGGTATCAGCTTTGCTAACCATACGGCTACCTGTGCTAGTAGGATATACAACTATGCTATACGAATGGAACACGTAGAACACAATCCATTTTCAAAGATTAAACGCAAGCAACAGCAGCAGCGTAAGGTTGTCTGGACACATGGTGAAGTCAACAAGTTCCTTGACGTGGCGTACAGTGACTTTGAGTATCGAAACTTAGGGCTGATTGTACACATGGCATACGAGTGGTGTCAGAGGCTTGGAGACATGCGTAATCTTACATGGGATTGTCTTGATCTAAAAAAGCAGCAGCTAACTCTGGAGCAAAGCAAGCGTAGAGCACAGGTGTTTCTGCCTATCAGTGACAACCTCAATGCTATGCTGCTAGAACAGAAAGATGACTTTGGTTTTCAACAGTGGGTAGCACCACATCCAAAGCCAAGGTCAGGTAAATTTGAGCCGTATGCTATGGAGAGACTGTCCAAGGTTGGACGTAAGGTAATGAGACTGGCTAAATTGTCAGAGGAACTACGACTTATGGACATACGTAGGACTGGTGTAACAGAAATGGTAGACAGAGGTGTGCCTTTGCCACAAATTATGGCAGTGACAGGGCATACACATGTGTCTTCTGTGAAACCATACATGAAACATACATATGAAAGTGCAAATAATGCCTTGACACAGAGAAATTCATATGTACAATCGAGTATAACGAGCAACACTGAAAGTGATATACATGACTAATATAATACAATACATAAATGATCTAGACATTAGTAATGGTAATACAGTCAGGACAAACTGTCCTGTTTGTAATGGTATCAAAACATTTACTGCTACTAATAATATGGGTCAGCTTATGTGGAATTGTTACAAGGCAGGATGTAGTGTATCTGGTGGGTCACGTGTTCGTCTAACAACAGATGACATACGTAACTCACTGGGTAGCACTGCACAAGAAACAGAGGCAGTACCCTTTCAGAAACCTGAGTGGATAGTCAAGAGTTACATTCGTATCTCTGACTTCTGCTACAAGTGGAGACTGTGGTCTGTGGAACAGGACTTGTTGTATGATGTAAAAGAAGATCGTGTCGTATTTCCTGTAGTCCATAACAATATTATGGTGGACGCTACAGGCAGAGCACTAGGAAAAAAGTTACCTAAGTGGAAACGATATGGAAAAAATCCCTTGCCTTATGTGCATGGGTGTGGTACAACGGCAGTAGTCGTTGAGGACTGTGTGAGTGCAGCTATTGTAGGTGCGACAGACGGTTCTGGATGCTCGGAGAGTGGCGTATATGTCGGGGTAGCAGTGTTGGGTACGTCACTCTCTGAGGTACATAAAAGGTACTTATCACAGTTCGATACGATTATTATTGCACTTGACCCCGATGCATTACCAAAGACGCTGCAATTTGCAAAAGAGTTACGTGGGTATGCCAACAAGGTAAAAGTATTACGCTTGACGGATGACCTAAAATATCGTAATCCTACCGACATAGAAAACTTAAACACACTAGGAGAAACATAAATGGAATTATCATTAATACGAAGCTTGATGGACAGAGAGTTCTACGATGATCATCGTGGTGCTAAATGCCCTGACAGATTATTCAGTAAAGATGTACGTAAGATCAAGCAAGCCATCGACAAGGCTATGGATCGCTATGAACGTACAGTTACACCAGATGAGATTGAGGCATTGTTCATGTCAAACAATCCCACACTTACAACGGCACAGAAACAAGCGTATGGTTCTTTGTTCAACCAGATCAAACGTGAGTCACCTATGGGTGGTGACGTAGCACAAGAGGTGCTATCCAAACTGTTCCAACAGGTAGTGGGTGAGGACATTGCTAACCTTGGCTTTGACTACGTGAACGGTGACAAGAACAGTCTCGAACCATTACGTGATTTGCTTGAGCGTTATGCAGATGACTTTACACCTGACCTACGTATTGAGTGGGATGACATTGAGATTGATACGTTGCTTAACATGAACGACTTGGAATCACAGTGGTCATTCAACATCCCTAGCCTGACACGTAAGGTAGAGGGCGTAAATGCAGGACATCTGATTGAGGTAGGTGCTAGACCTAATACAGGTAAGACCTCATTCCACGCCTCTCTTATTGCTGCTCCTAATGGGTTTGCCCACCAAGGTGCAAAGTGTGTCATACTATGTAACGAAGAAGCCTCTCACCGTGTTGGTGCTAGGTATCTTACAGCAGCTACAGGTATGACAATGCAAGAGGTAAAGAATGATCCTGCCAGAGCACGTGATACTTACAACGCAGTCAAGAAGAATATCAAGATCAAGGATGCATCTGATCGTGACATGGCATGGGTTGAGTCAGTATGCAAGTCATACAAGCCTGACATTGTGGTGCTTGATATGGGTGACAAGTTTGCTAGAACAGGTGGCTTTGCTAGACCTGACGAGGCACTGAAAGCTAATGCTATCTATGCTCGACAGATTGCCAAGGCTCACA